CTAGTTTAGGTTGACAATCGTTCATGTTTAGTCTTCCATTTCAACGCATTCACCTAACAATGCTGCGTAACCTGCTAAATCAATAAAATCATCCGCATGGAACTTTCCATGCAACCCTCTTGCCAGTTTCAATGCCACCATCAACCGCCATCCGTCTGCTTCGTCAAGCGGTATCCTGCTCATAGCATTGTAAATCTTGACCGCCTTCGCCATTGAGCGTTCGCTGTCCTGATCGCGAATCGCCGCCCGATTCTTCAGCGCGTCGAGTGCTTCCTGTAAAAACTCTTCTGCTCTCATGCGCCACCTGTTGCTTTAGCCACTGCTTTCCTGCCAATGTCGATAATTTCGCCGGTCGGCTTTGCATCTTTCCATGATGGCGTGTCCCATCTGGCAATGATGGCCTGCAAAGCTAACAGAAGTTCTGGTGCGGATGCAATCAATCTGGCGTTGCCCTGCTGCTCGTTAAAATATTCTTCTTCCCATTTGCACATCTGACAAACAGCGGCGTCTTCTTCTGGCTCAATTATTTGGGTTTTTCCGCAATCTTCAATAATCTGCCACGGCGCAGGTGAATGTTTGTTCATGCTCGTTCCACCAACAGTTTAAACGCATGATGCCTTGCTCGTGCCAGTTCCATACCGCCGAGCGTCAGGCGGTTCACTGTTTCCAGGAACTCATCAATCGCCTGATCTGATGGCATGGACATGCGGGCTGCTGCAACGGAATCGTACAGCCAGCGTTCATCATGCTCCATCGCTGTCGTTGATCCGGCCATCACAATGCGCCCTGCGCTTGACTCAATGAGTCAAAATACTGAGCTGGACGCCCTGGAATGTCAACACGGTACTGGCCGCGGCGTTCCATGAACGTGATATTGTCCGGTAGCTTACCGCGTGGACGTTTAATGCTGGGCTTGGCTTTGCAAGCAGCGTTTAAGTCACGCAACAACATCAAGTTGTCGATGCGGTCATTGAACTTGTTGCCGTCAATGTGCGTTATGTACCCGTTTGGCCATTCACCGTGTTCCATTAGCCAGACCAAACGATAACGGGCAACATCGACTGAAAATAAAAATTGGATGTGGCAATTATTTGATTTGTTTATATGTCCGGCCACGTCGCCGATTTTCTTGGGCGTGCCGCGTTTGTTGGTGGCATGCGTAAAGATGCCGCGTTGGCGGTCGTATGTGTAGTGTTCGTTGACGTAATCCAAAACGTCCTGGATTGGAATGTTTTTGCAGCGCATGAATGCTCCCTCAGCCCCTAAGTGTGGTTGTGGCGGCCAGGCATAGGGTTTGCCTGGTTTCGGTCGCGAACCTAGCCACGCTGCCAGTATACCAGACCGGCGGACAAAAAAAAGCCCCGCGGGTTAGGCGGGGCGAGGAGGGTTGAAGGTGTTACAGCTCGAATCCATCAAGGCGTTTGGCGTTCAACAACCAGTTTGGCACCATGTACATGACTTCTGCGCCGTTCTGGTAATAGTCGTTGGCAAGCGCCACCAATTTGCTTTTAGGAAACCAGCAAACGGCTGGAACCGAATAACCATTTGCGTTGATTTTATCAACGGTAAATCCAAGTGCTTTGTCTGATTCTTTTACGGGGCTTTCAAACAGTGCTGATTCTGCCAGTTTGTTGCCGTTGATCCATTCGCTTACAGTTTTGATTTTCATGATCTGCACTCCCTATGTGCGTTAACGTGGTCATAAAATACGGCATTCATTGACTTCCGTCAATACATACATCAATCTTTTTTTTCCGCCTCACCACGGCGCGCAAACATTTGCGCCTCACTCGTGCATATCCTTGCAGTAAAAACGCCGCCATGAGCCTCTCAGGTGGCTTAATGTTCGTTTTCATGGGTACATTCTGAAGTAAGTCTCCAGCCTCATCACGTCCTCATGATGCAAATACGCCAGTTTGCCGCTTGCGAAATCCGCCAGCATCCGTGCGGGTATGCCTGCACTGTCGGCAACGGTGGACAGGCGGCGGTGCGCCAAGCGGGAGCGGAGCTGCTGGGTTTTGATTGCGTCTGGTTTGGTGTTCACGTTTCCTCCTGTGTGTGTTTTTTGTGCCACTGGTCGATGACTATGCGCTCAACCTCATCGGCCATCGGTTTGTTCTGTTTGCGCCACGCGTCAAGCTGCGCCTTTCGTCTTGCCCTGGTCGGCAGGCTGGACAGGTAAGCTGCTCGATCTTCTGGCTTGTCAAAGTCATATACCGGCATATGTTCCACGCTCCTGTAGCGCTGCTGTAGCGTTAATAAATCGTTGTCACTGCGTTGCTGGATTGCTGCCGCGCCGTTCCCGTTTTGCCGCGTTCCCCGCACCCCATCGCTTGCATCAAAAGGTCTCTTGATCTGTCAGGCGTTGTGGCCTGTTTTAGCCAGTTTATGGCCGTTGTGACAGCTATCTGGCTATGACAGCCTGTCATGACGGGTACTGTCACTGCCTAAGTGCATGATACGCAAGAAAAAAACAGAGTTTTGTGACAGTTATGACGCATGACCGTGTCATTTCCTATATACCCCCTATTTATGACGTACGTCAATACGCCCTATATACCCCTCCTTACTACTACTTACCTCCTATCTTATAAATATACTGTCACTACTGTCATACTGTCATAAGTATAGATAAAACAAAGGGTTGGAGGCATGACAGGTTGTGACGGCTAATGACAGTGTGCCACTGTTTTATTGACCATAGTCAATGACAGTGTGACAGTCTATGACTGTCATTTTCATGTTTTTCCAAAAAATCGCATACAAACCGACAAACGCCCGACGACAACCACGCCCGATGACGGATGACACGCGCACGCTTCCGATGACTGCCGGTCACGCGTCCGGCTGTCAGGCAGGCCATATCAGTGACGCATGACGGCTCCGCTCGGCTGTCGTTTCAGCCGCGTTTAGGCTTCGGCGCGAGCAGTAAACGGGACGTGCCAGTGCGCTTCCGGCTGTCGCCGTTCATCTTTCTTATGCACTCAGACGCGGCGTTTTTTTCTGTCTGAGTTGGCTTGTCCAAACCGATCTGGATGAGGATATCGGTCACAGTGTTCCACGCCCAAAATGACTTTGATTCGCTCCAGTCAAGGTGAGTTGTGATCCGTTCAACCACTGGATCTGTACTTGTAAACTCCTCGTTATGACTGTTCAATCTGTCCAGTTCTTCAGGTGTCAGATAGTAACTATCGCCTCGCAGATAGTATGTGAGCATCTCAGCCCAGACTTGCTGCATGTCAATATCGTGGGAATGTTCAATGCTGGCCGCTTCAATCGTCCAGAATCGCCTGTTGCCGGTGGGATCGTTTAGAAACTGTTTCGGATTCACCGACCCGAAAAACACAGTACGCCGCGCATAGTGGGATTCCTTGACCGCGTAAGCTCGGCGCAATACGTCTGACTTGCTAGTAATAAACGCCTTGAGCTGGGCAATGTCTGATTTCTTAAACGTCGAATCCAGCTCGCCAAGCTCCACCAGCCAGAATGAGCATATCTGCTTCACTGAGTCCTTGTTATCTGGCCGGAGCAACATTCCGTCTTTTAATACGCCCAAATCATCAGGCACCAGCGATTTAAACCACTTGGTTTTTCCTAAATATTGATCACCCTGAATGACCAGCATACCCGCTGCCGACACGCCATCCGGTGAAAACGCTGCCGCTACTGCTGTCAGCATCCATTTAAAAATAAGCGTTTCTTTTAGGTCATTGTCATCAAGATTAACCGGCGCAATGGTGTCATACAATGACTGCATCCGCTCCACGCCATCCCATGGCTTATTCTGAATCCATGTCGCCACAGGGTTGTACACGTTCTGATCTGCCAGATATAGGCAGTAGCTTCCGAGATTGCTTGTCGGATAGTTGAACAAACTGCACTCAGACATGAGCCACGCCAGTGACGCGTTCCCTGCGTTGTCGTTAGTAAAACTCAATCCAGGAATAAGCATCTCGGCTTCTTTCGCTATGACGTTATACCGCATGACAACGCCCAAACGCCTCATGATTTCTTGCAGGTTGCTGATGTGGTTCAAAGGCTTCCCGCTATCATTACATAACGGCAGCGGCTCAACCGCATTCACCAGCGTAGGCATAAGCTGTTCTGGCGCGTAAACCGCCTGCACCTGCTCCGGTTTCTGTTCTGAATCAGGCTCCGGCTCCGGCTCCGGCGATTGGCTGCCAGACGGCTCCCAGACTGGCACGGCCTTGCACATCGCGATAAGCGTTTCACGCGTCCCTCCGCTGGCTATCCAGTCGGATACATCGCCCTTGTGCGGCAGATCCGGCAATACCAGAATCTTCACGCTTGCGGCAATGTCATGCAGCTTCCAAGCTACATCGTAGCCGTGCCGTGCGCCTGGTTCGTCATTGTCCGGCAGAATGACAACGTGCCTGCCCTTGAACCAGCGTGCTATCTTGTCGGAAAACTTACCAGCGCCGCCGCTGTTGCAGGTTGCAAGAAATCCCAGCGCCGCAAGGTTGTCCGCATCCTTCTCGCCCTCGGTGATCAGGATGGTTTTTTCCGGCGCGGCCAGCATTTCCGGCAGGCGATATGGCAGCGGCTCAACGCCCTTGATGCTCCACGTCCCATTTGCCGCCTGCTGGAGAAACTTCCGCTCGCCCGTGTCAGTTGTCTTACGATGGACGGTATAGCGCAGTTCGCCGTTTTCATCGCGATACTGATACTGCGCCACAGAACGCGTCTTGCGCTGACCGCTGGCTGGACGTTCTGATGCGGCGCGCCCTGCAATCAGCCCGTTATCTTCAAGCCACTTTGCAGCGTGCGATCTCGACGCGGCTCCGGTCTGGTACATGATGAAATCCAGAACGCCGCCGTGCGTTTCTGATTCGAAATCGCTGAAAACGCCCTTGCTGTAATCAATCTCCAGCGATCCCTTGCTGCCATACCTGACCTTATCGCCATGCGTGCTGGTCGGATCGCCAGGCATGAGGATTCTGACGGCATCCCGAAAACATGAAACGTAATCTTCCATTATCTGTCCTTAATTGGCCTGTCCAATAGAAAATGAGCGCCAAGCCGGGACAGTCGGCTTTTCGGTGATCAGCCTAGACGCTCAATCTGAGATTATCACGCGCTGGTTAACTGTCAAGCATACTTAACGCCTCCGCTGGTGATCTGGCTACGCCTGCAATCCCGCCATGCTGCTTGACCGCTTCAATGAATCGCTGCTGCTCCTTTGTCACCTTGCCGGTTTTCGTTTTGACTTCAACCGCCAAGAACCGTCCATCAGGCGCAATGCCTATAATGTCCGATGATCCCACGCACAACCCAGCATGAAGCCTGCGCGGGTTCTGAATCATCACGCCGCCTTGCTTCAAATCAAACGCCTGACCTACCCACGCCAGCCCAGTGTTTTGACGCCAGACTACACAACCAGCGCCGGACAATGCCAGCATGATCTCACCTTGTATACGGGATTCTGGTGTCAAGCGCCTGCCTCCTTGCGTCACTTTCCCTTGTGCCGTCTGCTACCTTGATCGCTACACGCTCGCAGAACGCCTCAATCTCTGCCGCTGTTGCGTCTGGGATCATCGCCTTAAACCATTCTTCATCTGTCATAGGTATCGCTTCGCCTCGCTAAACTCCGCTGCTGAAGGCTTGCGATTGTAACGCGCCGCGTAATAAATAGCCGCCCATTCTGCCGGCTTAGCTAATCCGCGTCGTTTCCCAAGTTCGACAAGCTGTTGAATCGTTCGCGCCATCGCCTGTTCCTGCTTGCGTTTGCGCCGCTCCTTCCCAAGATCAATCTCAGTCAGTTCGGCGTCGATAACCTTCAGGTCTGCGCGTTGCGTTTCGCCACGCACGCCGCATACCGGGCAAACTGGTGCGGGACGGTACACAGCAAAGCATTCATGGCATTGTTTGATGCCTGCGTCATCCTTCTGTTTTTTCCGCCTGTCCCGTTTCGCGCCTTCCAGCGTCCATTCTCGCGGGTCATCAGGCAATCCATGCCGATGCGTGTTTCCAACGTGATCCAGAATAATCAGTTCAGCCTTGCCATCAGCCTTGCGGAATCCTCGGCCGTTCCCCTGCATGTAAATGATGAGGCTGGCGGTCGGCCTCAACCATTGCACAACCTCAATGCCAGAAACGTCCACGCCCTCAATGAGTAAATCAACGCTTGTCAGCACCAGCGTTTCGCCTGATTCCAGCCGCGACAGAATGTTCTGCCGCTCACCTGATGGCGTTGACCCGTCAATATGCTCGGCACGCACGCCAGCCGCGTTGTAAGCGTCACAGACGTGCATAGCGTGCTTAATCGTGGCACACATCACTACGCAACGTTTGCCGCCGCCTATGCGCTGATAATGGCCTACTGCGTCACCCGTG